CAAACTTTTAAATCAACGATGATTGAAAATGCAATTGCATATTTCATCGTCAATACGCCTTCGCCGATTTTGTTCGTAACTGATACAGCAACCAAGGCGATGGAGTTTAGTGAAACTCGCATCGCACCGATGATAGAATCATCAGAAGAATTAACGCGACTAATCAACCCACCACTACCAGGCCACGATACGGGGAACCGCAAACTCTTCAAAAAGTTCCCAGGCGGTTTTATCGTATTCGGTGGCGCCCAATCACCAACATCCTTCCGAGCGCTCAGTATTCGCCTTTTGCTAATGGATGAAGTTGACAGATATCCAGCTAATGTCGGAGAAGAAGGCGACCCCATCGAGCTAGCAATTGCCCGCACAACAACTTATTGGAACCATAAAATCGTTATGGCATCTACGCCAACGGCCAAAGAAACCAGTATCATTTGGCGCGAGTTCCAAGAGAGTGACCAGCGATATTACTATATTCCGTGCCCGCATTGTGGTCAATATCAGATTATGCGTTTCGGTGCCTCAGGAGAAAAAGAAGGGTGGACTAGCATTGTTTGGGATACTGATGATGATGGCAAGCACTATCCAGAAACGGCTCAATTCCAATGTATGTTTACAGAAGATATTGTCGGTGATGAAGAATATCAGAAACAGCAAGCATATTACAATCCTTCTCAATGGAAAAAATTAAAAATCTGTGGAAAATTGTCTCACGAGTCAAAAAAGAGAAAGATGATAGAAGCGGGAATATGGATACCGCACCATCCCGAAAATGAAGTGCCTGGTTTTACTATCAACTCACTTTACTCATCAACATACGAGTGGAAACGGCTCATTGAACAGTGGTTGGCTGCGAAAACCTTAGACAAAAAGCAAGCATTTATCAATACACGCCTAGCAGAACCTTGGGAAGAGAGAAATAGCTCAACAATCGAAGCACACGATTTGTTTTATCGTCTGGAAGATTTTGATGCTGATAATATTCAGGTCACAAATCTAGGCGAGACAGTTTTGGTGCGGCCCGGCTGTCCAACAGGCGTAGGAGTGTTGGTCGGTGGCGCTGACGTGCAGGAGAATAGAATTGAAGTATTTGTATGGGGCATAGGCAAAGATGAGCATATGTGGCTTGTTGACCATCAAATATTTTATGGAAATCCAGCTCAGAAGAAAGTTTGGATTACTTTGGCAGACTTTTTGAGAACAGCATCGTATCCAAATCTCAACGGAGCAGAAGTGCAGGTCAAAGCATGGGCAATTGACGCTGGCGCCGGAAAATGGATTCCTGCTGTATATCCGTTTGTAAACGCGATGAATAAAGAGGGAATATCTTTGTATGCAGTGAAAGGACATAATAAGCCAGACGCAAGTCCTGTCCCAGCCAGACCCACTAGAAACAAACAATATGGGGTCGATTTATTTATGGTCGGCGTTTCTGCAATAAAAGACATTCTTGTTCCACGATTGCGACTCGATAAAAATGAGCCCGGCGCCGTCCACCTGCGTATAACAACAGAGCAAGAAATTTTAAAGCAGCTCACCGCAGAAAGAAAGTTTCGAAAGAAAAATACAAAGAGCACGCGGCCAGAAATGTATTGGAAGCAGATATACTCCAACAATGAGGCGTTAGACTGTTGGGTATATGCTTACTTCACTTACTTGCTGCACATTCGAAACAAAAAACACGACATGGACGAAATGGTAGAAAAAATCTCGTCAACCAAACCATCAGAACCAGATGAAGAGAAAAAACCAGAGGAAAAAAACAAAATAAGGGTGCCTGGCTACCGTCCACCAAGGAAAATCGCAGCAGGCGGTTCAGTTTTTGGAGGAAAGCCATGGCATTCTGGATGGCATTCGTAGAAATTGGATGCTTTTTACTATTTATCATTGGATTTCTCCAACTTTATGAGGATATTTCATGGTTCAATTTACCCCACTTTACTCCTTCGAAAGAGACTTGCCGGTTTCTTTAATCGCTGGAGACTCCAAAACCTTCAAATATTCCAACGCAAACTACACGGACGCTCTTGGCTGGTCGATGACCTACATTCTCAATGGAGCAAACCGACTTGAAATTGAAGGCAGTGCTAATGGCGCCACTTTCGATTTTACTATTCCTGCAAATAAAACAGAGCATTGGGAAGCGCAGTATGCCGCATATGCAATCATTGCCACGAAAGGGACAGATAGAAAAACTCTAGCTCGTGGCTCAATTCAAATTCATGCTAATCCAGCAAACACAGATTTTGGCGAAAGAATTAAACAGCTCGAAGCAGATTTGAAAGCAATTCGAAATATTAAAAGCAAACTTGCAAAAGACCCAAAATTACAGATGTCGTTTGGTGGTCGCACGTTCTCACGTGCTAATTGGCAAGAAATTCGAGTGATGGAAACTGATATAGCTAGAGAACTGTATATTCTCAAACATGGACATTCCAATGTCCGAAAAACTATTCGCGTAACATTGGGATAATCGTATGAAACTACCAAACATTTTCAAAAGAAAAGAAAAACCTAAAAACCGAAAAGTTGTATACGTTGGCAATCGACGCCTAATGCACTTCCGCAATCAGTTTATTCAGGCTCAAGCAAATAGACTGAATGCTGCATGGTATCGTTTGGATTTAAATGACCCCAATGCAGAATACGAAGAGAATGCTATTAATCTTCGAAAACTGTCTCGCAGACTGGTTGTTGAGGATGCTTTTGTAAAGGGATATTACAATGCTTTAATCACAAACGTCATTGGGCATAATGGAGCACGTTTCGTTCCAAAGACTCGAAAGTTTGGCCCTACCAGTGGATTACATCAGGCAAACAATGCAGAATTAAAAAGAGCCTGGTCTGATTGGACACGATATCCTACCGTTAATAGACAATTAGATTTCTGCGGCGTTGAGAAAATGGCCCTCAAGACTACCGCTGAAGATGGTGAAACGTTCATCAATCTTGTTGCAGATAGAGAAGTGAACGAATATGGAATCGCAATGGAATTCATTTCGGCCGACTTGTTGGATATTGGTTTTAGCGTCAATTCTTGGGAAGGAAAGAAAGTAAAAATTCGACAGGGAATTGAATTAGATAAATGGAATCGCCCAGTTGCATATTATTTCTGGAACCGACATCCAAAAGATAAGCATGCCGATGGTCCTCTAAAAAGAATAAGATATCCAGCGCTTGATTTGTCCAAACCAGGCGTTCAAGGCGGAATTCTTCATTTGTTTGATGCATCTAACGGAAGGCCAAATCAGTTGAGGATTTCCTTGGTTAACACCGGAGTTTAACTGGCTAGCACGATTAAACCAATACCTAGACGCAGAATTGATTGCAGCGGTTATGAGTTCGATGACGCCGGGATATATTACGACTGATGAAGGTGATGCAACAGCATACACCGAACCTACGTTCACTAATGTTGATAGAGATGTTCTCACAACCGATGAAGATGGAGCAATTGTTATCCCTAAAGGCCCAGAAATCGAACAACTATTTCAAGAGCCGGGAACATTCTTCCGCCTTGGGCCTGGTGAGAGATTAGAAGTTCCAGATTTCAAAAGACCTAACGAGGCACTAGAACCAACTGCAAAATTATATTTAAGAGCGGTTGCATCTGGACTTGGAGTTGCATATAGCACCTTCACTACTGATACTTCGGAAGAATCATATGCTTCTGGCCGCCTTGGTGTAATTCAAGAGCGTGACCATTGGAAAAGGATTCAAAGTTGGTTCATTCGTGATTTTCATATGAAAATTTACGAGGCATGGTTGCGTTCAGCAATGCGAATGCCTGGCAATCTTCTGAACGTAACAACGAATGACCCTAGAGAACTCTTGGAAGTAAATTTTCGCCCAAGAGGATGGAAATGGGCAGACCAACTTCGTGAAATCAAAGCAGCAGTAACGCAAGTATCAATGGGTATACTTCCGCCATCTTATCTAGCAGAAGAGTTTGGTTGGGATTTTGAAGAAACGGTCAAGCAGATTGCAGCTGACTTTGAAATTATGGAAAACAACGGCCTTGACCCATCAAAAATGTTTGATGGAAGCACAAGCGTAGAACGGCCCGCGCCAGATGGAACTCGACCAGCAGAAGAAGAGGAATAACACATGGAATTGACAGATAAACAAAAGAAGCTAGCAAGGGAGCTTTTAGAATCTCGCAGATATCGTAACTTTGAGGTTCGAGCAACCAAGGAGAATGATGATGATAAAGACGAATTGCTCCGTTTCACTGCTAGCAGCAGAGAGCCTGTCTTGTCGTTTGTTGAAACAGAAGATTTCTTCGGTGTCGGATATGAAGTTTTGTCTCATGCCTCAAACGACATAAATCTAGAACGAAAGAATGCAATGCATTTCCTTCTCGACCACAACCAGAAAGGTGCAGATAATAACCTTGGTATGGTTCGTGAATTAGACCCTGATGGAGAGAAGCTTAACGCAGCAGTAGAACAAAATCCACACAACCCAACGGCGGAAAGAGTATTTAAAGAAATAAGAGATGGATTCCGTCCAAACGTCAGCGTTGGCTTTGATAGAGAAACCATTGGAACGTTGGTCGGAGAAAAAGATGGCCATCCTGTTGTTGAATACAAGTGGACTCCAATGGAAATTTCATCCGTTCTCGTCCCAGCAGATAATACTGTTGGTTTCGGTAGAGATGATATTGAGCAATTAATCCTTCGTGAATTTGACCTTGACCGAAGAAAGAAAGGTCACAAAGAATTGGTCAATCGCCTTCTTGATGAATTTGTCGAAGAGGAAGAAGAGGTTGAAGAAGAAACTCGTGAAAAGGGTGAAAGGCCGTTTGGAGACTACGAAGATTTTGATGATTGTGTCGCTCAGAACCAAGACAAAGATGACCCCGAAGCATATTGCGGAGAAATTCAGGCATCGGCAGAAAAGAGCGAAAGCAATATATTTAATAAAGAAATAGATTCATCCGAAAGAGATTTGGATGATGATAAACTAATTATACCTGTAGAAGCAGCAACTAATAACAATGAGGAGAAATCCATGTCTGATGAAATCAAAGTCGGTGAGGCTCGCGAGCAGCTCGATGAGAGCGCATTGCAGAAAAGATATGCGACCATCACGGAAATTTGTAATGCCGACGGCCGCGTAGACCTCGCGGTTAAGGCAATCAACGAGGGCTGGAGCGTGGAGCGCACCAAGGCTGAACTTCACGACCTTGGAAAGTCCTCTCGCACTGTTGAAACTGTTGAAGATGAAAAGCTTACGGAACAGGAGCAGAAAGAGCTCGATGTTACCAAGGCAATTCGAAACTATGTGCAGAATGACGAGTCGTCTGAAATTGACGAACTCGGCCGCAAGGTTGCAAAAGAGCGCGGCGTAGCAGTCCGCCAAGATGCAATCTATATTCCAACAAACCTTCCTGTTCTTCGAAAAGGACAGTCTCGCTTCGCGCGACCTGACCCATTTACGAGAGCGCTTGGAACTACTCCGGCTGCTCAGGGTGGAAACATTGTTGGAACTGAATATCTCTCGATTGTTGAAGCAATCTTTGAGGCTCCAATATCACAGATGTTGGGCGTTCAGTTTATTCAGTCAACTAACCAGTTGCAGGTTCCACGATTCTTGACGAATCAGCCTGTCGCATGGGTTGGCGAAGGAAGTTCAATTTCATTGGCTTCTGGTTCGTTCGCCCTTGAAACGTTGACTCCTAACCAGCTCGTTGCAGCTGTTCCTATTACTCCGTTCCTAGGAACCGCGCAGGCTGGAACTTATGACCCAATCAACGCAATCTTCGATAATATTTTAGGTTCGTTGCAGGAGCAGCGTGAAACCGCAATCTTCCAGGGTGGCGGCGGAGTAGCACCTACTGGTATCATAAACGATACGGATGTTCCAAACGTTTCTCAAACCGGAAGCATTGACCTTTACACCGCTCTTTATGAGACTGCACGTGTATCTGGAAGTGCTACGAGAGTTGCACCGTATGTTGTTGGAACCGATGTTTACGTTTATGGTGTCAAGAATGCTTCGCTCAGCACTGGAACTGATATCGCAACAATTCGCCCAGACCCAGCTGGTTTGGCAAGTGGTATTACGGACGTTGGCCGTGTTATGGAAACACAGCATATGCCATTGGTATCCGCACTTGGTGGAGACTTCAGGCTTGTTCTTGGAGCAGACTTTGGAGTTATCGAATTGAGGCGTGACCAGAGCGTTCGCTCACTATCTGGTGAAGATGTATTGTTCGGTCGGTTGTTCTTCGACCTTGCAGTTACGGAACCACGCAGATTGGTTAAGGCATCTGGTTCAGTTAACTTGACCTGATAACTTAACTAACATATTTGAACGAGGGCCGTAGGCCGGTAGCGGCCTATAGCCCTCTTTCTGTTTAGAGGAGTTACTATGTTAATCTTGATGCACAAGAAAATGAACTATAAGAAACAGGCGCTCGAGCCTGGTAGGAAATACGACCTTCCAGAGAAATTTGCACGGATGGTTGTGGACGCTGGATATGCCAAGATGATGAATCCGCAGCCAGTTAAAAAAGTAAAAGTCCAAAAGCCTTTGTTAAAGACGCGCACAGAGGAACCAAAAGAAGATACAGAGAAATCGGATGACGATAAGTAATTTCTTTTTCGATGAAGATGAAAGCAGAAATTTTCTTGAGGAATTTGGAATCGAAATTTCTTATATTAACGCAGATGGCGCATTAATCGGTGTTGATGACGAAAAGATTTACGGAGTGTTAGATAGACAAGCACAAACAGTTCGTGACGATACAGGCGGAATCTATATCAGTAAATCGGACATTTTAACAGTTTATATTGATGATGGAAAGAAGATGCTCAACAGCACTGAAATTCGAATCAATACTGAAACATGGCGCCCCCGTAAAAACGCTGCGGAAATAATTGATGACGGTTCGTTGATGGTTATACCTTTGGAGAAAATATAAAATGTTTTTAGAATGTAATCGAATGTTGAGCGACCATTTGAAAGATGCCACAAACGGCATTGATGCGATGCTAGATACTATGGCGAGTGAAGGTTTATATGATTCAGGCGATAATCAGCCAGCAGATATCGGCTCAGCAATAACTGATGAAACAAGAAACATCGAAGTCGCACGAAGATTTCCGCCTTTAGAACTGTCTGGCGACAATAAGCCTAGTATCTCAATATTTATCGTTGATGTCGCGCAGTTTGGTGCACCGGGCCGTAGTGGTGGTTCGCCTGTAGCATCACAAGGATTTAGAGATGCTCAAGTAACGATAGCAATTCGATATTATATCGAAAATCCAGAAACCGATGAAGCTTTTAGGGATGCGTATTACTACGCTCGAGCAACAGCTAAATCAATCGCCAAATTCAATCAATTGGATTCGGCAGATAGAAAAAGGAACAACGTTTGTTTGAGTCAATTCTTACAAATGAATTTCAGACCACTATACCAAGAACCAGAATCAACAGGGTTGGATTGGTATTATCTTCTCACATTCAAAGTTAGAGATGAAAGGCCGTAAACCAAGGAGAACCTAATGAGCCAAGAAGCAAATGTAGTAATATACGATTTGATGGTCGAACTAGAACCAACTTACAGCGGTTCTGTTACGCTCGACCCAACAGAAGATGGAATCGCAAATCTTACCGAGCTTCCTACCTTCAACGTAGTTTATCAGCACACCGGAGAGCGTTCTCCTGGCCAAGCAAACGCTGGTAAGTTGAGAAGGCGGCAGCCAACCGGTCGCAGTATCGAAGGAACAGTTGCTCTGGAACTTGCAGGCGCAACTTCTTTCTCACTTGCGGCAGGCGATGTGCCGGTTGCACACGACCTTTATCAGATGGCTGGATTCAGTGCATCTCTTGAAGGCGGTTCGTGGATTTACAAGAGGCACCCAATTGAAGAAGCATATTCAGGCGAAATGCTGTTGTTCGGTAGAGATACAGCACGCTATGTCAAAGGAGCATACGCTAATTTAGAAATTTCATTCGAGGAACCAGGCGCAGCGTTGGTCGGAACCTTCAACGTTGTTGGTATTTCTGGTGTTCCGTTTGCTTCAGCAACAATTCCAACCATTACACACGCTGATGTTGTTCCGCCTAGCGCAGTTTGCCTCAATCTAAACGTCAGCGGAACAGTCGAAGTTACTGACCTAGTTCTTCGTTCCGCTACTTTGACGTTGGATAGAGATATTACAACTCCTAGAACGGATGCAAACAGCTGTCAAGGAATTTCTGGATTTGCAGCTGGAAGATTCAATCCAACTCTAACTCTCGTTGTTGAAGCAGAACCTTCCAAGTTTGATGCTTACTTGTATCGTGATTTGGCAAGTGAATTTGCAATCACATTCAGCATCGGAGATGAAACTTACAACACCATCGCTGTAACTGCTAATCAGGCTACTTTGATGGAAGTTAATGAACAGGACGATGGCCCAGTAGCAATGTGGGAGCTCGTTTGGGATGTTCATAACTCGTCAGCAGAACTATATGATGACGTTGTAATCACACACAGCTAAGGAGAAAGTATGGTTATTTATGCCGATAAGCTCGTGGAGGCTAACGAACCTCCACGAGTTGTAGTCGGAGATTATGAATTCATCGGAAAAGTCCTTTCGTTCGAGCAAATGATTCCATTCGAGGAAAAATTCAATCGAATACTCGATGAAGCCCCTCCACTTAAAGAGCAATTAAAAATTGCACGAGAATTTTTAACAGTTATATTCCCTCCACCAGAACTCCCACCCAAACCAGTAAAGCCAAAAGCTCTGTCTTTTTGGGAAGGCGTGAAGCATTGGTTATTTGGCAAAGACCCACAAAGATGGGAAGAATATGTTGAAAAATTAGATGCGTGGGAAAACGAAGTTGATAAACTGAAAGAGAATTCCGCAGTAGAACAGATAATGAAATCTCCAGCCTTATTCAAAATCTGTGGTCAACTTTTTACGTGTCAGATGAGAGCGATGGGGCTGATTCAAGAGGTCGCTCAAGAGACAGCGAGCTCAGGCAGCGCGCAATAGAAACAAAGCTTCTGTCTCGAAGAAAAAAATCGGGGCCGGTCAAATACAATTACGGCGCAGAGATAGCAATGTTCATTAGGTTCTACGGCCACGACACTTACTATAACGAAAAATATCCAACATCTGACAAAGTAATCCCCTTTAAACTCTTTCGGTTAATGTATAATGGAATGATGGCTGCCTGGGATTTTGAAAAGTTACAAATGATAGATGCGATAAACATTGGCATCGGATGTGCAGTCAATCCAGATAAACCCGCTGTGAAAAAAGCAATTCAAGATATTATTGACAATACAGCAGGCATTAAGAGGAAATAGTAATGGCAGATGTTATCACTCGTATTCGGGCGAGAAATGAAGTAAAACAAGGAATTCGTGATGCAGAAGGTAGCATCAAGGGATTTGCAAGACGGACTGCTGGACTATTCAGAAAGTTATTAGGGCCTGTAGGATTGTTAGCCGGCGGAGCAGGCATTGGTTTTCTTACCAAGCAATTGTTCGAAGCAGGTTCAACTGCCCTAGAAACTGAAAGTAAATTCCGCACAGTATTTGGAGAATCGCAGGGAATTGTATCTTCGTTCAACGAGAATTTTGCACAACTCGCCGGCATTTCCCGGACCAATTTACAAGAAGTAACTGCAACTACAGGCGCTATTGTGCAGGGATTAGGCTTCGCACAAGAAGCAAGCGCCCAATTCTCAACCGAAGTAGTTCAGCTCGCTGGTGATTTAGGTTCATTCAATAACCTTCCAACAGCACAGGTAGCTCGGGCAATTCAGTCAGCATTGACTGGTGAGAGAGAGCAACTTAAGAGATTAGGAATTGTTCTTCGTCAAACTGACGTTGACCAAAGAGCATTAACACTATCTGGAAAAGAGGCTACTTCGGCTTTAACTGACCAAGAGAGAGCAACCGCTACTCTCCAACTCATTACAGAAAGAGCAGGAACCGCAGTAGGAGACTTGGCTCGCACCCAAAACTCCGCAGCAAACGTTATGCGAAGAATCATAGCAGCTGCACAAGATTTGTGGCAGGTTCTTGGTGAAGTATTCACCACCGCTCTCTCTGGTAGTGATGAATTTAAAGGTTTCGACCAAGTTATTCGTGATTTCACAGCAAGCATTCGTGAAAACTTTGGAACTTGGGTAAAGTGGACTAGAGTAGTCTTTCAAGCAATTGGCACCGTTGGGAGATTGGTAGCAGTTGGATTCCGCGGAATTAAAAATACAATTGAAATTGTAATTGATGCTATTCAGCAGAATTGGTTCAATTGGGTTGCAGGAATTCAGAAAGATTTAAACACCTATGTTATTGAACCACTAAATCTGGTCATTCGTGGCTTGAATAAAGTTGGGTTTGCGATTGAAGAACTCAATACTCTCCCATTCGAAGAAAATCTAGCTAAAGCAGCAGAACAAGGCAGACAGTTAAATCAAAATATGCTGGAACTAGCCGATGCTGGCGACCAGGCTCGTGCAGCAATTAAAGCGCTCATCGATGAAATCAATCGAGAAGCTCCATCGGCACCAGAATCTACTGCTCTAGGAGCAGCTGAACAACGTGTTCGAAGAATAAATGAATTAGCAGCTGGAGCACAAGTTACGCCTGCCCCAACAGAAGGGCCCGAATTAACTGGCGGAATGATAGGTGTTACACCTGAGCTCGTTCCAGAAGGACAAGAAGAAAGATTATCATCTGTTTCATCTGCTCTGTTAGACTTTAGAATTGCACTGTTCGAAACGTTGCAGCCAATGCTGGAAATGGAGAACACTTCTTTCCGAATTGGAACGATTTTTGGTGAACTGGCAGGAAATTTGATTCCAAACTTGGGAGCAGCATTCTCTGACGCATTTGCAGCAGTTGGAGAGGGTGCGAATGTCTTTAGCGCAGTCGCTAATGCAGCTAAAAAGGCTATTGGTGAAACAGCAGCCGCTGAAGGTAGAGTAGAATTTGCCCGTGGTGTTGCAAAGATTGCAGCAGGTATATTTCCACCAAACCCAGCAGCATTCGCATCGGCAGCACAACACTTTGCAGCAGGAGCATTGTTGACAACTATTGGCGGAGCACTTGGCGGAGGCGGAGCTGCACGTCCCGGTCGGGGAGCAGGTGGTGGAGCAGGTGGAAATCTCGGCGGTGAGCTACGCAGAAGAAACGACCCATTTGCAGAAAGACCAAGTGTTGTCGTTCAATTCCCAAGAGGCCCGCAATTACTAGACCCAACAGACGCACAGCAGGCAGAAGCATTCAAGAAAATGTTTGAAGAATTAACTGGAACCGATGCAATCGTAGAGGTAGTATAATGGCAGTTAATGTAGGACTTGAACCGAAAATAACTTGGGGCCCAGCATTCGGCAATACGGTAACTTTTGGTTATCCAATTGACCAGGTGCGTTCCTATTCTACTCCTAGAGCTGGTTCTCAAAAAATCCAACTCATTAGTGGAGTCGAAATTACTTGGATTTGGGGCTATGATTACATACTCGATTTTCAGTTTCGCTGGATTCCGGCAGAAGATGCAGTAAATCCAACTCAAACTGGATGGGATGGAGCAACTGGTATTAGAGCTTTTCTCGAATATGCAGTAGCAGCAGAAAAATTTAGATTCTTTCCAGACAAGGATTCTGCCTCATATATTCTTTCGACCCTAGTGCAGCAGGAAGTTCAGCCTGATTTAGAAGCAGCAGATGGCACAAAAATTATCACATTAACAATTAGAAATCCAGACACCGCATATACGGGATATTAATGGGCAAAATAATTCCGATTTACAGAATGAGAATATTTCAAACAGGCTCAGCATCCCAGCCGGATGTTGTTTTGACGCCTGCTCCTTCTGCTCCGCATGCATTTAAATTTCAAGTCGCAACCACTGGCAGTGTTGGTGGATATTATCCATATATGGACCCGCCAAGTGGAAGAAAAACTTCATTCAACCCGGTTTCCAAAAAAACCACTATTGGAACAATTAAGGTTCGTGTAGGCGACCCAAAGATTACAACTGGAAGTTTGGCAACCGGCTCGATGACAGCAAACCTACAACGATTTACAACTGCTTTCTTTGGCACAGAAGATGGAAAACTTCTCATTCGCGGTGCGAAAACCTACATTGAAGAAAGCGTTGATGGTGGAGCAACTTTCCAACCCTGGTTCTTGGGCAATATTGATACAGTCACAGATGCGGGCGGCGTAGCATATGATATCACAATCAAGAGTCTTGAAAATAATCTCAAAAATATAAATCTATTTGAAAACGAACCAAGTGCTAGTGTATTTGTTGACAGACCTCGTGCTGATGCATATGGAAATAGATTCCAAGTTATGCCTTATGGCCCAAACATCAAATATGCTTTCAAAAGTCCATTACCTAAAGCCGTCGGAACTGTTGGAACTGTAGAGAGTAATGCAACTCTTCGTGCAATTGGAATTGACCACGCGGTAGCTGATAATTCGGTTGATGGTGTTGCTTGGGGAAGTAAGGCATTAACAGAACGAGTTCCATTAACTATTCTTGGAGAAAACGCCGAGCTTCAATTAGGTTCGACAATTAATTCACCAATATTGAGAACAACTACAGGCAAAAGATTTCGGGTTGTTGGCCTTGTTATTGCACCGCTTATCACTGGAAATATATTCAAACCACTTGTTTTTATAGTTGAGGCATTGGATTCTTCTGAATTCGAGTATGCACCGATAACAGATTTGGTATATGACAGCAGCATTTCTTTCGAAGTATTGATTCCAGGCCCAGCATCAGATGATGCACCAATGCTGATTCAGAATGTTAATCCAATTAGTTTCTTGCAAGATATTCTTGATGGCGCATGGGGGCCGCTAGATTCCGATACTCACGAGGGATTATTCCGATTTGAAACTGATGAATACCGATTTAATGAATTGCGGTCAAAGAACAACAAATATAGAGAGTTTCGAGCGCAATATACTGAGCCACGCGAAGCTAAAAAGGTTGTCGAAAACGATATTTGTCAGGTTTATGACCTTGGATTAAGATATCGGCCGGTTTCTTCATCTGATAAAATACTTCCACGATATGAAGTATTTGATATGGCAATGCCTTCTGGAACTGCTGGAATGCAGACTATTACAGAGCAGGATTTGATTGCGGGGTCAGTTCCATCGTGGGAACCAGGCGAATTATATTTGAGATTCGACCATACTCTCTATAAAGATGACTATAACATTCCTAAAAACGTTCTCACTAGCATCGATGGATTAGAAATGGCTGAAAATCCATCATTGATTACTGAAAGTGAATTCAGTCTCATAGACATCGTTGTAGAAAATATTGGTCGGGGCGATAAGAAACTCAAAGTCGATGCAAAAGGAATAAGATTCTCACCTGGAGAAACTATTCTTTGGACGTATACTGGCCAAGATAATTTGGCAATCAAATATGGGCAAGAAGTCCAAGAAGCTCAAAGATACCGCTGGAGCAGGGGCCCAGCAACAATAGGAATTAACACGCATCGCACTGGTTCCACGAATACGCTTGATATTGGTGATTGGAGATTGGTTGATGTTGCTATTCTTCCAGACCCATATCAACATCAAAGGGGCGGCACTCGTTTGATGCAATGCATCGAAAGAAGAGATGATGGCCCAGAAATATTTTTCCGCCTAATTGACTCAGGGCAAAATATTCAAAGCACGGCCCCATCGGTGGGTTCCTTTGCTCAAATAACTCCATTACAAGCAATTTCTGGTAGCGTGGCGGTCACTTCTAGAGTGCTGGTTGAGGGTGCATATGCAGCCACGCCAGTTAGTGCTTCTTCAAGACCATCTGAAAACGATAGCAATTGGATTCGCGTCTATAGCCAAGTGCACAATTCTGGTTCGCAAAATGTAACATTCAATGGATTACCAGAAAATTCAAAAATCTGGCCGAGATTTAGAACAAAGCCAGCCCAAGATGGTGATTTACAATTACCGTCCGATTGGGCATATCCAAGTAATGATTTCGTCACACTGTCTGGATTTGGCGCCCCAACAAATGTCACTGTGCATGATATCACTTCGATTAGCGCTCGAGTTAATTGGACACCTGGAGCATCAACTGGATATACCGATGTATTATTACAACCGGCTTCTTCTGCTTCATTTGAAAAAGTATTGCAAGTCCCAATTGCAACAAGAGAAGTCACAATTAGTGGTTTGAGCTCTGCCGGTTCCGAAAATCCATACACCGTAGGTGTGAGGCATCGAGCACTACAGGGAGGGACAACTACTATAGCAAGTGCATCATTCACAGCAACTGGAAGTGCGGATGAATGTCCGATACCATCAGTTTGGCCCACGAGGATTTAAATGAGTATTTTTACTGATAATAACCCCAATTTGACTTCGACAGATTCGTTGTCGGAAGTAGGAGTGCCTCTAACAATCGTGGGACAAGATGTTAATTGCAACATCTACATCCAGAGAGCTTCCGATGTAAACGGAGAGCCCGGCAATTTTGCAAATCTGTTTGCATGGGCCGCAGGAAACTGGACATATCCTACATTTGATTGGTTTGATACAATCTATGTTACAAATGGAAATTACTATTGGTATCGAGTGGGTCATTCGAAAGGCAGTTCGGTTGTTCCAACTCGATGGTCAGAACCTATTCGTGCTCAAGCACGAATAATATCTGATGTGCCTGAAGAAACCTCAACTGTAGATTTAGCAAATCCAGCAAATACAAATGCAGAATATATTTCTCCATTGTATCTTGAAGGAGAAGGAGATGTTCAATACGTTAATGGAGCAAACATTGAAAGTGGTTCATTTGAACTCACTTCTGCAGATGCAATCTTTAGGTTTAGAGATGTATCAAAAAGTATAGCAATTAAAGGCGCTGGGCCATCCGGCGTTTCTCTCGTAACTTCTATAGCAGAGGTAATAACTCGTGAGACTTGTTCTCTTAAAGACCCTGCTTCAACCACAGTAGTCGATTCGCCCGTCCGGTGGGGAACTGACAGCACAAAGGCGATTAAAAAGGCTATTGAACTGGCATCAGGTTCGTTGGTGTATCCCAAAAAGGTAAGATTGGGGCCAGGCAAATGGTGGGTGTCTGGTAGTGCCGATGAGCCAGCAATTCAAATGGTTGATGACGTTACTCTGTTTGGCGATGGCCCATCAACAGAATTAATTCTAATCGGACCTTCTTCGGGCCCTATTATTGCGAATAGTCAAAGTGTAAATCGCAATTTTATGATTCGAGATATGGTTCTTAATGGAGATAAAGATTTTCACGATGCAGCGGGGCCTGGTTCGACCGGATATTGAAAATGTAAAAATTATTTCTTGTTCCAGCGATGCATTTGTCGATACTGGAAGTGAGAATCCTCAAATTCGAAATTTGCTTGCAGAGTCCAATAATAAGAACGATATCACAATGATTAGTTCTTCCACGCCAAATTTCACTGATATAACCACAACAGGGTCACTCGGCTATGGAATGGACTTGCAAGCAACTGTTTCTGCTTCTCTCAACAACACATTCCTCAGCAAAGAAGGTTCTGGTTCATTAAGAGAAACGGGAACAAAATTTACGCAATTATCTCTTGCAAGAGAGCAAAATGTATTGCTTGATTTGGCAATCGGTAAGGCTGGAACACCTAGCTTCGGCAAAAGGTTATCGTTGATTGATTCTTCTGGTATTTGGGGAAGAGATGGAGCCAAATTCTTCAAGCAATCGGCTGGTCTGGATATTTTCCAGATTATTGATACGGATTCGCCTGTCATTTGGATTAGTGGCCAGCAAGATGCAGCAACAGGTGGTGGCACAGATGTGCACGCCGGCCTCACCTTTGGTGAAACAAGAGAAAACCCGGACTATGATTGGCAAGCATATCTCGAAGCATCTGGAACCGCTGCACTAAATAATAAAATAAATGAAGATTTTGCACAGATAGCGTTTATCGGTGTCAATGCAAATGATGTATTTGATAATGCAATTGACCCAACTCTTTCAACTCCACAACTAGAGAGTGCCAGTATTGAACTTCGTGGAGCATTGTTGTTTGATAGCGATGTTGCAAATCGAGTATTCAATCAACCACTCTGGTATAGTGTAAGTCTCCTAAGTGGTTCTCATAACTTCTATGGAGATGGGGTTACATTCAATTGTCCGGTTACATTTGCAGCAGGCGGCGGAATAAACGAAGCATCACAAAGTTTTGTTATTGAATTAGCAGACCGTGACCCAGCCGGTGCCGCAAGTGGAACTTGGTTAGAGTTTAGAAAAATAGATGCACTTGCAGCAGGGCCGCCAGATTATCGAATCCAAAATGCAGCATGGTATTATGACGATGTAGAATCTGTGGTCAAATTTGCAGCAACAAGAAGCTTATTCACTGGCACGCCTGCAGATGATGCGAATGGCGACCCGGAGGGCTGGACATCATTTATGTCCATGTCAGTTGGAACAGGCCAAGCACACTTCTCTGGAAGCAAATTTAGAGTTGCACAATTAATCGAATCTCAAACTGGATTTACTGGCTCGTTTACTGGCGAATTTGAGGGCAAAGTCCCAAGTGGAAGCACTGTTATTCATGATTTGGTTGACCTTGGAATCCAGAGTAGCTCATTCACAGCGAGCTTCAATACTGGAAATGTGAAGAAATTCACTGCTGGTGGAGATTTGAATGTTGCAATAGAAAATACTTTGCCCGGCGGAGTATACTTGTTGGAGATTAACAACTCAGGCAATCATACGGTAACGTTCCCAGGCGTATTGTGGAGCCAAGGAATAGTAGATACAGTTTCTAGTGGAAGCAATCTTGTCAACATTACAGAAATAAGCATTGGAACGCTGGTGACAATCGTTGGCAAGGATATAAGTTAGCAAATCCTATTTATGAGAGATTGATATGGCAGGAAAACTAAATTTGGTAATAGACCAAGGCGCCACTTACAACAAACACTTTCGCATGAAAGATGCGAACGGGGATGCTTTCGATTTAAGTGACTACACAATGCGCGCTCAAATTCGAAAGACTTACGATGGGAGCCTTTCAAATTGTTCTCGCAGCAAGTGCATCAGCAGGAATAACTGCCGGTAATTACTTCTATGACGTTGAAATTTATACTTCGGGGTCAGCGGATGTAAAACGATTGATTGAAGGTGAACTGGAAATTCGACCTGAGGCGACTAAATGAGCAATCCAGAAGTTAGACTGAAAATCGTCATAACCGAAGAACCGATTCAAGTAATTCATTCGGATTTTGTTCCAGTTACGGGCTCTATTGGTGCTGCACTAACAGCAGTGACCGCAAATCAGGCTGTTATAGCAGACAGTGCTTCGTTGGCAGTTACTTCGTCTTATGCCGGATTTGCTACCTCTGGAAGTTGGTCAGCAACTGCCTCATTTGCAGAAATAGCAGATTCAGCAGTTTCAGCATCTCACGCATTACAAGCAGACAATGCAAGACTTGCAACAACCGCTTCTTTGGCAGTAACAGCATCGTTTCTTGAAGGATTCGTTACATCAGCATCATTCGCTGATTTTGCACTTACAGCACAAAGTGCTTCACACGCAGATGTAGCAGATGTTGCACTCGGCGGAACTGATACGGCATCTTATGTCGCAGGAGCAAACGTTGATGGAGCAGTGGAAACTGCTTCGTTCGCTGAATCAGCATCATTTGCTACGACTTCATCTTTTGCATTGAATGCAGGTGGATTCAGTAGAAGTGGAAGTTTCACCGGCTCGTTTACTGGTAGTTTGCTTGGAGATGTTGAAGGAACAGCAAGTTTTGCAACCTCTGCGTCAATCGCAGACTCAGTTGGCGACTTGCTGCCGGCAGCAGGGGGCACTGACCACACAAATGGCGCCCGAGGTAGCATAGATGCTCTCAACACAGATTTAGGGGAAATTGCAGAAAGATTAACTGCATTGATTGTCGATTTGAGAGCAGGTGGTGCCTCTGGATGGCCAGATTCAAGTAACGGAGCTGCAGGTAGCATTGATGCATTGAATACCACACTTGGAATTATAGCTCAGAGACTTGCCCAATTGATAACAGATTTGAAGCAGAAAGGTATTCTTACCGACTAATGGAGATTTAAATGAGTAACAATGT